CGATGAGCCCCCCGAAGGTGAGCATCAGGATCGGGCGCCAGCAGGCGGCGAGCCAGTGCTCGGACTGCGCCTCAGCCTTGATGATGGCGCCGGCGGCTTGTTCGAGCTCGGCTGCGCGGGCGATGAGGGCGGCGTGGAGTTCGGCCTCGGCGCGCTGGCGGGCCTCGGGATCCGGAAAGAGCCGGCGCAGGGCGTCTCCGAGGATCGGCGCCAGCGCCGGCAGCAGGGCTGCGATCATGGATAATGCGTCCTGCTGAGTTCGAAATGCGGGCCGTCGGGGAAGCTCTTCCAGTCGCCGCCCCAGGCCAGGGCGACGCCTTCCTCAGCCGCGGCGGCTTTCATGGCGGTGGCCAGCTGCCGATACAGCGGCCAGTCCCAACGGATCTCGCCGGCCTCCGGCGTGCCATCGCCGTCATCCAGCCAATAGGCCAGGTCGACGGCGTGGCCGGTGAGGTGGCGGCTGTTCAGCGTCCGGGAGGCACCCATCGCGACAAGGCGTTCCTGGCGCTTCCTGGTCCGAAGCCCCTCCAGCACGATGAACGGGACGGCGAGCCGGGCCCGCTCGACGACGCGGACGAGATCGGGATGGACGCCGGCCAGCCGCAGCCGGTCGCGATCCAGAAGCGGGGACCGCATCGTCAGGACCCCGAAGGCGGCACGCGGCTCAGCCAGACCCGCACGGTGATATCGGCGGCGAGTGCTGCCTGGGTGGCGATGCCGACCTGGAAGTTGCCGGTGGCGGTGGTGGTGATGCGGCGGTTGGTATTGTCCCAGAAGACCCGCGCGCCCGCGGTGATGGCGAGCGCCGGCTCCTTGGTGATGTCGAAGACGCCCTGGGTGGCGGCCTCGATGGTGGCGTTTTGTGCGCCGTCGGTCGCCGCGACGCCGAACAGCGCGCCGACGAGCACGCCCTGGCCGGCGAGGACGCCGCCAGTATAGGGGACGGCAATGGCCAGGCTGTTGCCCGGCTGGATGAAGTTCCGCATGGATGATCTCCAGAAACACGAAGGGCGGCCCTGTGGCCGCCCCGCGTGTCATGCTGCTGTGGTGGAAGGGATCAGGTGCCCGGGTTGAACCAGGCGCCGCGCCAGTCGATGGCGCCGACACCGAAGTCGAAGATCACGCTGACCTCGACCCCATCGACGCCGGAGACCGGCCCGGTGGTGACCTGCGGCCCCTCCGCCCCGTTCAGGTAGCCGTAGACGTAGACGGGTGCCGCGGAGGGCTCGGAGAAGAGGTACCAGCGGTTCGCCTGGATCAGCGGCTCGACCAGTGGCTGCACGAAGCCCGCGAAGACATTCGCGTTGCCGATCTGGCTGGCCTGCACCGCCACCGTCAGCTGCCGGGCGGACAGCTCCTGGTTCGGACCCACCACCAGGCGCATCGAGGAACCGACGGCGATGGGCAGCCCATCCAGGGTGCGCTGGCGCATGATCGCCGCACGACCAGCGGCGAGGTTCGTCAGGTCCAGCGCGCTGCCTGCAGCGGCCTTGTTCGCCCGCGCGGCGCCGGTCCCGAAGACCGTGGTGTTGCCGGTGGTGAGCGTCGGGCCATCGCCATTGGCCGAACCCAGCAGGCCGTAGGCGGTGGCGTTCTCGAAGTCGGCAACGCGCCTGCCGATCATGCTGGCGAAGTCGGTGAAGGCGCCGAGATCGTCGTTCACCAGCATCGGCCTGGTGACGCGGATGCGCCGCGCGAAGGTCTGGAGCAGGACGATCTCCTGGCTCTCGGACATCGTCCCGGCCTGGATCTCGCCATTCTCCAGCAACGGCAGCAGCGTCGGGAAGTCGCCGACGCGGAGGTGTCGGTGCGGCTTGAAGTCGCGGAAATCGCGCCGGAGGAAGATCTGGCGGTAGGAGGGCTGCGCGGGCTGGTAGGCGGCGAGCAGCATCTTGTTGGCCGCGGCCGACAGCAGCAGCGGGAAGTCGCTGGTGGTGTGGAAGGCGCGCTCGGCCAGCAGGGTCGGATTGCGCGGGACATTCCGCTCGCCGCGGGCGCGCAGCAGCTCGCCAACCATGTCGGAGGGGCGCCAGCCCATGAACTCGGCGTGGCGGCCGTTCCCGCGCGGCTGGTAGCCCGGCATGGACCTCGCGGCGAGCGCTTCGGCCATGGCGTCGATCAGCAGGGCGGGGTCGTCCTGGCCAGGACCGGTCTCGGGGCGGGCGGGCAGAGAGGGCCTCGGCGCTGCCGCGACTAGGATGTCAAACAGGGCGCGGCGGACCTGATCCGCCGACCAGCCCCGTTCGATCGCCTCGGCACGGATGGGCGGGATGCGCTCGGCCGGCACCAGGGCGCGGGCGGCCTCGATGGCCGCGTCGATGCCGACAAGGCGTTCGCGTTCGGCGCGCTGCGCCTCGGCGCGGACCGCGTGCAGATCGGGCGCGGCGCGGATGGGTTCGGGAACGGGGGCAGCAGGCGAAGCGGCGGGCGTGGTGGTCACGGGTGTCTCCTGGAGCGGGGCAGCAGCCGGGGCTTCCGGCGTGGTCTCGGGCATGGGGTGATCCTCAGCGGACAGGGCGGGTTCGATCGCGGGGACAGGGACGCCCTGGTCGCCCTGTCCGCGCACAGCGGCGTCGCGATCCACCGGGATCGGCACGACGGAGATTTCGAAGGGCTCCCAATCCACCGCGCGGTGGACGGTCTCGCCTGTGGCGGCATCGGGCCGCGGCTCGTAGCGGTGCACGCGATAGCCGACGCTGACCGCGCGCAGCGTGCCGTCGGCGATGCGCTGCCAGACCGGCTCGACGTCCGCCGCGGCGGAGAACTGCAGCGTGGCGTAGCCGCGGCCGCGCTCGAGGCGGGCGGCGGTGATACGACCGAGCACGTCGCGGGCATCGCCGCGCCGATGCGTGTTCAGCACCGGCGCCTGCCCCGAGCGCAGCCCGTCCATGCGCACCGCGTTCGGCGACATGTCGAGTTCCTCGGTGATCAGGCCGAGGGCGGGGACGTAATTGCGCGCACGCGCGCCGGTGCTCCACACCACCTCGACCGTGCGCGCGGCGCGATCGACAGTGGCTGGCGCGGCGAGGGCGCGGTGCGCCGTGATCGATTGCCCCTTGGTGGGCAGTCGATCGGGCACGGCGAAGGGTTCCGGCGCGGGGTCTGCCCCGCCCGGTTCCATCGGTTCGGTCATGGTCATGCCTGTGTTGGGTTTTCGCGGGGCGGACCAGCAGCGCCGGTGGCGGCGATCTCGATCGCAGCGAGCTGGGCGGCGTCCTGGGCAGCGCCTGACTTCGCGACGCGGCGCGGGTCGGTGTCGAGGGAGATGCCGGCCTCGTCGAGCAGGGCGTTCGCCTCGCGGATCATCTCGACCACCTGGCTGAAGTCGTAGCCGAAGGCGCCCACTGCCTCAGGCTGCGGCACGAAACCGGCGCGCACCTGGGCGATGAGGGCGGTGGTGTCCTTCAGCGGATCGATCATCTCGTGCGCGGGGGGAACGTGCGACAGGCCTTCGGGCACGTCCGCGCCCCACAACCCGAGCAGCGCGCCCTGCTGGTGGAAGCGGTCCGCGATGGGCCGCACCAGCATCGGGATGAGCATGCCGTACTGCACCTGCTCGCAGAGCCGGCGGAATTCGATCTTTCCCGCGCGCAGCGAGGAGTAGTTCGCCTGCGTCAGGTCGCCGGCGACCTGGTCGTAAGTCAGGCCGCTGCCAACGGCGGAGGCTTCCAGTGCGCGGCGTGCGAAGGCGGCATGGCTGCCACCGCCGGAGGGGTTCACCACCTCCACAGATCCCATGCCGCGGCGATACAGGATCATGCCGGGCTCGAAGCTCTCCACCGTCCGCCCCTGCGCGTCGCGCAGCAGGCCCGACGCCGGCCCGGTCATGGCGTCGTCACCATCCTCGGAGACGACCGCGGCTAGGCAGGCCTCGATCTTGGCCTTCATCAGCAGCGCGGCCTCGTAGTCGCCGAGGTCGCGCAGGCGCGTCAGCACCGGCGCGAGCCAGGAGACGTCGCGCAACTGGCCGGGGCGGCGCTTGCGGTAGACGTGCAGCACCTCCGCTGCGGGGATCCGCTCGCTGCTGAGCCAGGTGGCGCCGGGCAGAATCCAGGCCGCGCCGGGATGCAGGCGGTGCAGCCAGTAGCCGATCGGCGCGCCGGCCTCGCCGAGGGCAATCCCCTGGATGGTCGGCGTGCCCTCCACCAGACCGGTGCGGGCGGTGTCGAGGTGATCGCTCTCCAGCACCTGCAGCTGCAGGCCGATCGGGTTCGTCGGCGTCGGCGCGGTCATCAGGAACCGCACGAAGCACTCGCCGCTCTCGACGACGGCCCGCATGACCAGCGCCTGCAGCCCATACAGATCGAGCCGCCCCTCGGCGTCGCACGCCGTGCTCTCGGCCCAGCGCCGCCAGCCCTCGGCATGGCGGGCATCCGGCCAGCGGGTGGTGATGCCGGCGCCGACCGCATTCCCCGTCCAGAGATCGACGATGCGGCTGGCATAGGGGTCGTTGCGGACGGCATCGCGGGCCCGCCGCGCGACCGTCGCCGCGGCCATGCCGACCTCGGCCGTGGCACTGCCGCCGGACGGCGCCCAGGCGGAAGCGCGGCTGTCCTGCGCGGCGGCGTAGCCGCGCAGGGCGTTCCAAGCATCCCGAAGGCGCCCCATCACCAGCTTCCCCCGCGGGAGAAGCTGGCCAGAGTGATCCCTGGCCGGCGCGCGGCGCTGTTCTCCGCGCCATAACCGGCGGTCAGCGCGGCGCTGATCTCCGCCAGGCTGCGATACTCGACGGTCCGCCCGTCGAAGCTGACGCGGGTGGTGCCGGCCGCGAAGGCCTCGGCCAGCCCGCGCCAGCGATCGCCCAGTGGTCGCGCCAGCGCCCAGGCCAGTATGGCTGGGTCGAGCGCCATACTCACGGGCCTGCACCCGGGGCGAGCGCGCGCAGCACCGGCAGCACCTGCGCGCCGCCAGCGCCGAGCGCGACTAGCGCCGCGACGATGCCCCAGATGGCGGTCTCAATCCGCCGCGTCTGCGCCCGCAGCGCGCCAATCTCAGCACTCATGGCCTCGTAGCGCTCGGCGCAGCGTTCGACATGCAGCGACAGATCCTCGCGCTCCCGAGCGTGCAGCGCCCCATTGCTCATCGTGGTCTCCGGTTATTCGTGCGCATGTCCAGCCCGTTCATTCGCTGGGCGGCCGGTCTCGATCCGATATCATAATTAGAAAAGCGTACTTTCTCTCAACAAAGACTCTGCCCTTGGAACCTCTCGAATCCGTGATTAAGCTGAATGGCAATAGGACGACCGAACAGCAAATCAGGGAGCAATAAAAAGCCATGCGAACCGTCTCTCGTCGCGCGATCCTGGGTGCTTCATTCTTACTTGCCTTCGAGCCGATCTCCGCTGCGAACGCACAGCCGAGTCTGAACGCGCTTGCAGGCCTGTTGATCGACATTCCGGGATGGCAGGCCGAAAAGCCTAACACGATGAACGCGACCCAAGGGGGGATCACCGTCTCCTATGCCGCGCGGCAGTACGAGCAGGGCGAGAAACAGATCA